TTTAATTTATTTAAATTTATATTTGGTGTAAAAAAATGTAAAGGAAAAACACCAAAAAGTGCACTTGTTTCAATATTTTAAATTGAATATATAATTTAATTACTAATTATTAACATCCAATATCTACAAGATGTGCAAAACAAATATACAACCCCATAACATAGCATGTTTTACATCCTTAATATGTCTTTCTATATCTCTAGTATTTTTATACGTATTTATATTTCACAATAATGACAAAAATAGTTATTATATTGAAGTTTCGGTATATACTTTACTACTTTGTTTTATTTTATATGTTATAAAAATCGATATTAAAAAAGAATATTCAAAAGGTACTACAAAAGTACACCCTAGAAATAATTGAAATATAATAATTTTATATACATTAATAATATAATGATACTAATAGCTTATTCATCTATGATTTTATTAATGTATTTTTTAGCAGGAATAAATAAAGCTAAAAATTTTTCATCTACTGTTGCAGGATTTAAAAACATGTTTTTTTTTAAAAAATTACCTAATTTTTTTTATAACATTGCAATATTTTTTGTTATTATTTTGGAAATTTTAGGTCCGATAATGATTCAGTATTCAATTTTTACTAATTCATATGAAATATATGCCTATTATTCTAGCATTGCTCTAGCTATTTTTACTATTCTCGCAACACTAATCTATCATTTCCCGCCTAATGGCAGTGAATATTATCCTTTTATGAAAAATTTAACAGCCACAGGAGCTTTATTTATACTTTCTATGCAATTCAATTAATAATATTTAATAATATTATATGAATTACTATAAACGTATAATATTAACCTTTACAGTTACTGCCCTTTGGGATGTTACCCTAAGATTTATGTCTTTAAACTTTGAATCATTACCCGATATAATTAAAACTTTAATGCCTTTTATTAAAGACCTTAAACCTTATTTTCAACAACATACATTATTGGCTGCTGCACTTATAGCTGGATTTGTTGGAGCTACTACACAACCTTTTATATTAAAAATAACACCCTTCCCAAAAAACATTTCTGATTTTAAATATTTATTAAAATTTTTGACTGTGTCATTTATAATCAGTGCCTTATATGGATTCATAATGAAAGCAACTAAATTATTCCCCAGATTAGAAAAATATTACTATGATAAATTAGGCGTTATTAGAAGTATGTACCATGATGGTATATCAGGACTTATTGTTCAAATTACATTGCTGTTTTTGTTAAATATAAACAATATAATACGTTAACATAATAATATAAATTTAAAAAACTATATTATTATGGAAAATTCCAATAAAGTTGAAGAAAAAATGGATAATATCATAAAATTACTAGGGGTTTTAAGTGAAAGAACAGATAATATTAAATTAAAATTAAATACCTTAGAATCAAAAATAGACAAATTAGATGAATCTATTAATGGAGATTTATTTAAAGAATGTAAAAAAATGGGTGATCATATTGATTTTGTAGAAAATGTTTACGATAATGTAAAACATCCATTAGGTTACATTTGCAAAAAAGTAAAATATCTTACAGGTAATGACAACACGCAATACACATTAACAGATTTAAGTATGAATAACATAGAAATAATTATTAAATAAAAAAATAAGATATTAATATTTAAACACGATTTATATATTAATTTATAATGATTTCATTAGATCAAGTAAGTACTTTTACTGAAGACAAGAAAAATATTCACAATACATTAAATTCTATGTGTGTAGCATTAAACGACAATAATATTAAGGTCGCTAGTAAATACTTATTAGACAATGCTTTGTTAATTAGACCTACCGGTAATCCATTAACAAAAAAAAATTGGATTAATATGTTAAATTCAAAAGATGTTAACATAAAAAAAAGTGAATTAATAGATGTTAACAAAATAGATATTAATCGTGATTGGGCATTTGTATGTTACACAATTCGAGAAACCTTTTCTTATAAGGGAACAGATAATGATGATATATCTGTTTGTACCGCTCTTTTAAAAAAAGTTCGTAATGTTAGGGTAGGAGGACCCGACGTTTGGAAACTTTCCTATTTACAACGCTCAACTGGTAGAAGTACAGACGAACCTCTTCCAAAATTTAATTAAAATAATGCTGAAAATATCCCTCTTTTTTTACTTTTTTTCCTTGTTTTAGATTTTCCTTTTTTTTTACTTTTTGTTTTTTTAGATTTATTTGGTTTTTTTAATGCTTTATCATGATCTCTAGGTATATATCTTAAGAACCACCATTCAAACTCTTTACTATTTCTTTTAGTTCTAAGCTCTTTATAAGCTTCACTCTTTTCCTGTCTTATTCTTTCTAAAGTTTCTTGATGCCCATAACAATCTAAACTAAATCTTTTTAATAATCCCTTTTGGTTCAGTCTATTTTTTTGTTGTACCTTAAATAAATATTGAGACATACATAGAATTCTATTTGGGTCAAAGTATTCGCGGTCAACATACAAAAATGCTAAATAAAAACTTAACATAGTATCTAATGTTGCAATTCTAACATTCCTACCACCAAATTTAATAATATTGTAACTATGACAACCCATAGGTTCAAAAATAAACGCGACACTTTCATCACCTATTTTAATTTCATAATGTGGAGCAATTATATCACCTACACCTTCTTTTAAATCATATGAAACATCCTCTACTCCCATATCAGTCAATCTTTCTTGAACTATTCTCGCACTTGTTTCAGGATCTTCAGATAAAACGTCAAAATCAGGTACTCTAGGAATTTTCTTTTTTTTTAAATGTTTTAAATTTTTAAGATACATTCTATTTGCAAATGCTCCAAAAAATACACAACCATTAGCTATAAAAACATCCTTAACTATATTAAATATATCCTCTTCAACTATTTTTAAATAGTCATCTTCATCTTCATTTCCTTGTAATGTTTTTTTAACACCCTTTGAACGTAACTTCCTTTTTGTTCCATATTGAAATAAACGCTGAATATCATCTACAGCACAATTTTTAATACGTATCGGGTAATGTTTATTAAGTAAAGTTAACCTTTTTAAAACTTTTTCCCATCTACTTACATCACCGTTGGGTCTACTTAATTCTAAATACATTAACATTCTTAAAAAATTCGGTGGGCTATAATACATACCTACTACTTGTTTTGCATGTTGATGGACCTTTTCATATAATTCCATAGGTAAAAATGTAATATCAGCAACAGGTATAAAATTTACAAATACTTTAAAAGTTCCAGCATGAACACCTGACTTAGCCTCAACATCTTGAAAACCGTTTTTATAATAAATATCTGCTAGTTTTTTTGCATCTTTAACCGGGTCAGGTGACCAAAAATCATAATCTGGTAGTTCAAGTGATTTATCATAAAACTGATCTTCCATAGGTAGTAAATTATTAATAGCTGTACCCCCATATAAAATTCTTTTTGATTCTACTAAAAATTTCTCTACTATACCTATAATTTTAATAATCTCTGGATTATTAATTTTACTTTGACCTCTTTTTTTATCCATTTTATCAACAGCATTTCTTAATATTGCTAATTCACATTCTTCAAACGACATTCCCTTTTTACATTCCATACTTAACATATATTGTTAAAAAAATATATATTATAATTAAATTTTTGGATTGTATACTCCTCCTAACATATTCATCTTTTTTGGAGCATAAGACAACTCTTTCTTTTGAGGAGGAGGAGGTGCAATCTTTCTTTCGAAGTATCTTAAGTGCGTTGGTTTTAATACAAATGCCGCACCCTTAGAATTAAAAAAATTAAGATAATATTCCATATTTGTATCCATTTCGGAGTAATTCATCATCACAAATTGACAACCATAACTATGGTGTATTGGCGCAGGAGGATTTTCCTTTATCTTTGAAAAATCAGGCATTGTTATTGCTAAAAATTTCTTATTTTCTTCTTTAATAGATTTAGGATCATATGCTTGTACTATATCATAATTTCTATAAGTTTTAAAAAATGGCATACTTGTACCATCCTTACTTTTACCTGAAATATTTACATAAGACCAGAATTCTGTACCACGATAATTATTTGTTGGGTCGTCTACAAAAATAATTACTTTTCTTCTCAAATTCAATAATGGTACATTTGGTAAAACGCCTTTACCATTTCTATTGTCCTTACCTTCATATCTAAATTTAGGACCTAAAAACATTCCTCTAAATGTATTACCTATTTTCCTAGCCATTGTAGAATAAATATTTCGATTATTTGTTTTAATTCTAAAACTTAAAAATAAGGGATCATCTGGGTTAGGAGCATATTTTCCTGAAAAAGCTAAAACCCTTACCTTTTGCATTACATTTTGTAATGGCAAACTATTATATGTTCCTTTTAAACAATATTTGCCATCTGGTGTTGGGTCAGGTCCTGCTGCAACAACTGGATCACCATTTTTTGAATAAATCTCGAAATCTAGTAATCTAGCACCTTGTTTAATTGTTTCTGTTAATGGAACCATATCAACAAAATCCTTTTCTACATTACCACCACAACAAGAATTATATGAACTTTTTACATAGTAATCTCTTAATAAATGTTTATGACTTGCATTACCTGCACTTATTCCACCCAGTTTTGTCCCACCTATTTTTTTATAATCCGCTGTCATTCTTGTATTATTTTCACCTTTAAGAGATATTTTTCCTTTATAATAAACAGCCAATAAGAAAATTAATAGAAAAATTACTATCCATATATAAAGAACCACCCACATATTTTTATTTTTAATTAAATTCTCCATTTGTGCTTTTGCGCCTTGGGCAAATTTATTCATACCTGATAAAGTTTTTGTCGGAACATTTGACATAATATATATATATATTCAATACAATAATAATTTATAAAACGCTAAATTATATTATTTTAATTATATTAAATTTAAAATAATTTTATTATATTATTTTAAATGACAGGAGGTTTAATGAATATTGTTGCATACGGAAACGAAAACATATTATTTAATGGAAATCCAAAAAAAACATATTTTAAGTCTACTTATCAAAAATATACTAATTTCGGGTTACAAAGATTTAGAATAGATTTTGAAGGTGCAAAAAATTTATCAGAGAAAACAAATACAACATTTCAATTTAAAATACCTAGATATGCCGAAATGTTATACGATACTTATCTTGTTATTAATTTGCCTAATATTTATAGTCCTATTTATCACTATAATACAGAAGAAGGTATAGAAGAAAAAAATGGTCATACTTTTACACCCTATGAATTTAAATGGATAGAAGAATTAGGCACTAACTGGATTGAAGAAATAGAAATTCATAGTGGAGGTTCTTCATTAGGAAGATATTCAGGAGAATATTTAAATTGTCTTAAAGAAAGAGACTTTTCCGAAGAAAAAAAAAAATTATGGAATAGAATGACAGGTAATATAAATGAATTACACGATCCTGCTAATGCTAACGGAAATATCAATGTTTATCCCAATGTTTTATACAATACAGGTGAATTAAGTATGGAACCATCTATTAGAGGAAGAAAGCTTTATATTCCATTGGATGCATTTTTTTGTGATTCTAGTAAACTAGCTTTACCATTAGTAGCTTTACAATATCAAGAAATTAGTATTAAAATAGAATTAAAACCCACGATGGATGTTTATACAATCAATAATGTTAATGAAAAACCATCTACCGACGGTTTAACATACAGAATACGTCCTAATAAAAATATCTTAGAACACCAAATGTGGAGATTTTTACAAGCACCAAAAGATAAATTTGCAAACACCTCGTTATACAATAAAAATGTAATTGATTGGAATTCCGATATCCATCTAATAGGAACCTATGTATTTTTAGGCCAGGACGAACGAAGAATATTAGCAGCAAAAGAACATAATATACTTATAAAACAAATATACACCTATAACCATTATGATGTCGCAGGTTCCAAAATTGTTGAAATTGAAAGTAAAGATATGGTTTGTAACTACATGTGGAGATTTCGAAGAAGTGATGCTTATTTAAGAAATGAATGGTCTAATTATACAAATTGGCCATATAGAAATGTTATACCAAAATCTGTTGAGCTAATTAACGGTTTAAAAAATCCTGCACGACATTATTTTACAGGAAATATTGGGTTACCAGGAGAACAAAATCCTTATCCTATTAATCTTAAACAAATATTATTAAATTTGGGGGTTACAATGGATGGTATTTATAGAGAAAAAGTAATGGATGCAGGTGTTTATAACTACCTTGAAAAATATATGAGAACTTCAGGAGGAGCAAAAGATGGGCTTTATTGTTATAGTTTTAGTGTTAATAGTAATAGAAGGGATTATCAGCCTTCGGGTGCTATGAATGTAAACAAATTCAAAACAATTGCATTTGAGTTTACAACAATTGAAACACCTATAGATATTAGTGGTTCAAATATTCAATATATTTGTGACCTTAATGGAAATGCAATTGGATTCAGAAAAACTAGTGGTGCATTAAATATCTATAATTTCGATTTAATTATTTTCGAAGAAAGATATAATATTATGAAAATACAAGGCGGTAGAATAGGGTTATTAAATGCTAGATAAAATTTTATATTTTGAAATATTTTAAAATATAAAATTAACGTTTCTTTGTTTTTCTAGATTTTTTTTTTTTTTT